GTTGACCGTCCAGTTCGCACCGGGGAACGAGCCGGAGAAGTCATCTGTGAAGGGTCCGCCACCTCCAGCGGATACTGTTCCCGACGCTGATTGGGTGTCGTCAGCATTAGTGAGTGTCGCACTTCCAGAAATCCCAGCTGGTTCCGAGATCGGGTCGATGATGTCGAAGAAGTGAACGTGCCCCAGCTGGCGACGCCTGGAAGAGAGGATGATCCTCCGATCAGGTAGTAATAGTCCTCCTCTTCTGCGGAATGGGATTCTCATCAGGCCTCCGATGTCCAGAAACCCCGCTAGCCGTACTAGACTAGCGGGTTGGCCTTAGTCTTCTTCGACCGTTGCTGTGACTTGCGCGGACTGGTACGTTACGCCCGTCTGCGCTCGGATGGAGATGTGCTCGCCGTTGCGCGCCTCGAACATCCCCTGTGGGCGACCAGGAGGTGTGACCCACCGGTTGATACCGCCAAGGGCGTTCCAACCCACCGTCTCACCTTGTCCCGCGAGCGAAGGTTGGGCCGACCAGGTAGTCGGGGCAGTGAACGATGCGGCCGGCTGATCGACGTGCTCACCCTTGCCTGGTGTGATCCCGCCACCTGGCGTTGTGCCTCCGGTGGAGTTCGAGATGAGCAGCTTTTGGGCTGCGCTCGTAGTTCCGAGTCCGACCACGGCAAGCGCAACGATGCGGATCCGTCGGTTCGACGCCGACGTTAGGGTGAAGATGTCCTGATCCGCCGTTGGCGTAACCGTGCGCGTGACCGTGTATCTGTTTCCCATGATCTTCTCCTATGTGACTAGGTGTGGGTGTGGTTGTAGACGGTTACGCGTTGCCTTCGGTGATGGACGCCGCGGTGATCGACACCTCTTGGCCCGACGAGATCGACGTGGAGTTCAGGTTCAGATCCGAACCCGACGTACCGACGTTGCCATCGACGCAGCACGTACCCGTCGAATCCACGATACGGAACCAGGTTGCCGTCCCGGTTGCGTTGGCCGAAGAGTCCGCGGTGATCGCCGAAAACGTCAGCACGCCTCCCGAAGGGGCTCCTGCGCTCGGATCCGAGCAGGTGAGCTCCGCGAGGAGCGTCGTCGCGGTGCCGCACGTTGCCGGCCTGGAGCCGTCGTAGATCCGCCAGAGGCCCGCGCCCGCACCGGCGTCGATGAAATCGCGAACTTCCGCCATGCGGTTGTTGCGGAGCGTGGTGTTGTACGCGACGGCCATCAGGATCAGGGGCAGAAAGAGCCGGCGAAGCCCCTCGAAGAGAGCGTCGATGAGCATGCCGCCTGGGCCGAGAGCCAGTGCGAAACCGGCTTGAGGGTTCGCCGCTGGTGCTAGTTCCGGCTTCTTGTACTTCTCCATCTCCGCCTTGACCCACGTTTGGGCCGCGGTATCGGCCTCGTCTCGCGTGTCCGTGGTGCCGATCTGCTGCGCGAGGTTGAACACGGGTTTCGGGTTCGCCTCGTAGATGGCCGCACACTGCTGCCGACGGGCCTCTTGCTGCCTGCGGATCTCGGCCTGCTCCACCTTCGTCATCTTCAGGAACTGGGGTTGCTTGACCTGGATGTCGGGTGGGTACACCGGTTGGGGTACGTCCGGGCGATCCGTCGTCACTTTGCCCTTGTAGTCCCAGGCGACCGGCGTGTACGAGTGAACGTCGACCTGCCAGCGATAGCCCAGTCCTTCTTCGCCAGCGACTGTGATCACCCAGTAGGCGCTGTATTTGTCGCGCGGGTAGTCACGAACGTCGATCAGGGCGACTTTGCGAGGTTGTTTTGCCATGTGCTGCTCCTTTCGTTGATTGGCTGACTATGCTAGATACTAGCCGCGCGTGTCCGGACCTTCTCTTGCTGCCGGAGCTGTCGAAGCTGCGGACTCTGTGCCTCTTGCACCAGGTTGGGATCCTGGACCTCCTCCAGGGTTTACTGCTTGTTTCGGCATCTTCGGCATGGTGTCACCCGCCGGAACTTCTCGGGGGAAGCCCATCGTTTCGCGCGCTTCCTCGTCGGATACAATCGGGTTTCCGAACTGGACACGCCGTGCGAAGTTGACCGTTGCTCTGGCTTTCTCTGCCAACGTCCGTGCATCCTCGAGGGGAGACATGTGGAAAGCCTCAGGCCACTTGAACATGGTCTCCTGAGTACCGAGTTTCATCTTGCCGAGTGTGTCTTTCGGCAGATATCCCCTGTCCATGAGGAATTGGATGACTGGTCGCAGTACGTATGGCTCCGCGAAGACACGACGACGACGCTTCATGTACTCGGCCCAGTTGGCCCGATCTTGTTCCGACGCAAGTTGGCCGGCTTCCGACCCGGTCAAAATACGCTGCGGAATGCCTGTGGTTCCAGCCAAAATAGCGAGCAAAACCTCGAAATTGCCGCGGGGATCAGCGATATCCGAGCCCAAAGGCGTGATTTTGACACCCCGTGTCCGAATGAAGCGCCGAAGCTGGTGTTGGTACTCATCCAGCTCGTCTTCGAGCGCCTGTGCATCACCCGTCGCGAGTTGCATCTCCTTGTCGACGTCGATCTGGAGGCCTCGATTGGAGATCAGCCAGAAAGTCTCGGCCGAACCACCGGCGACTTTCAGCACGTCATCGAGGACGTTGTACACTTGAGCCAGACGAGGGACTCCCATCATCTGTCCCATCAAGGGCCGATCCACGATGTGGATCAGACGAGAGTAGTGAACGTCGAGCGTCTTCGTCTGCTGACGATTGGGACCGACTTTCAGCTCGTACATCACTGGCTGACCGAAACGCGGATTGCTCGCGTTGTCCTCGTACGTCTTCACCTTGACGGTGTCTTCACCCGCGTACGGCTGCATGTAGAAGATGTCGTCTGGGCTGCTGATGTTCGGTGCTGGAGACGAGGATGCTCCTCTCATCCCCATGAACATCACCGTGAACGGAGCGAACGCGAGGAGTTTGTCCGCTTGGATCAACGTTTGCCACAGAGGTAGAGCCGACGAAAATTCGTCCCACTTGTCCTTCACCCCACGCATCTCTTGCAAGGTGGGAGGATCCCACATCTCCTCTGGCGGCATGTCGACGATGCGCGAGGTAATGTCTTGTCGCTCGTACTTGCCGAGTAGTTGTTCGAGCTTGAGTACGGTTGGATAACCGTAGACCTCGTAGACCTTGCGTTGACCTTGGAACATCCACCCAAGTCGAGTGGCCAGCATCTGTCGCTGGATGAGAGCCGTGGCTTGGGCAAAGAGACCCGGCTTCATCTCCTTGACGTTCGTCGGTTTCGAATCCTTGTCCTGTTCGCTCACGTCATTCTCCATAGTGACTGTGAGGCAAACGACGCCCCCAGGTTACACCGGTGATGATCTTGGAGGTGTTCTCGCCTCTCACAGTGTTGGATTCTTCTTCTGAGCGGCCCCAGGTCGGTACGAGGATGTTCGACTGGTGCAAATCGTTGTAGCCCTGAGAAGCAGAGTCCACCGTGTCGTCAAAGCGGCTGTTCGGAAAGTCCTTCAGCTCCTCTTTATGCGTGGAGTTCCAGCCAGCACGCAGTAGATCGATCCGACCGTGGTCAACGGCAGCGATGTAAGGCTGCGCACGCATGAACTTGTTCTCACCCGAGGGAGGTTTGATCTCGACATAATATCCGCGGAGGATGTTCGTCGCGAGGTGCTGTGCAGCGATCTTCCCCGAGGAACCAGGCTCTTGCTCAAGGATGATCTTCACTCCTTGGCCGTCCTTCTCCGCAGTCTGTCTAAGGAGCTCTTCTACTCCTGCAGGCTTCTCTTGTTTGCGGATCATGTCGATGATCGCAGTGCGACCAATTGGACTGCCAGGGCGAGCATTCGTTCCGATGAGAGTTCCGACCGTCCAGTCGGACTTCTTCCGCTTCTTACCTTCAGGCGTCGTTGCTGCTAAGTCCCAGGATCTCACCCAACGGTATAGCTGGATGTTCTCGACCTGATCGACGATCCTGAACTGTTCGACGTCGGCTTTCGCTTCGCCCGGCTTCTTCGGCGATTGCTGATACATGGCGTCGAAGATGAAGTTCCCCACTACGCCTTGGATCTTGAGCAGCGTCTCACGGGAGTACCGTTCTGACCACAAGGCTTCACCCAGGCTTCTGCCTAGAGGATCGTTCTCTTCGGCAAGGGCAGGCAGACGGATGATCTTCCACATGTGGGCCTTGTCATCCTGTATGAGGCGTCCGATCAGATCGTTGACGCCCCACCTCGTAGCAAGGATGATACAAGAGCCACCTGGCTCTAGACGCGTGTAAGCCGTGGTCTTGAACCAGTCGTAGATGCTCTGCAGAACAAGATCGGAGGAAGCTTCTGCCCAGTTCTTGACGTAATCGTCAACCAGAAGCAGGTGAGCCCCACGACCGGTAATGGGTCCACCAATGCCCACCGATGCCATTCCTCCACCTTCCGTGGTGAGGAAGTTGTCGATGCGTTGGACGTCTGGGCGGATCCTCGTATTGAGGATATGTTGTCCGTCGTCAGCGTCGTCAAGAAGGAAGCTGTCACGAACGCGCCGACCAAACCCTTCAGCGAGATCGGCTGCGTACGTTGTAAGAATGACATGAGCCCACGGGAAGTGTTCGAGGAACCAGATTGGTGTGTGTACACTGATCTCCTCCGATTTTCCGTGACGTGGTGGGACTTCAACGATGATCCGAGCGTCGCCCATGATGACTTCGTGGGCAATAATCTGGGATACGTAGAGCAAGTGCTTTGCGGGTTTCCACTTGCCGCCTGTTCTGAAGTGGGCAAGCGTTGCTGGCGTCAGCTTGATGGCGTCTCGGAACTCCTTGGAACGAGGATCGAGAGCCCCTTCCAGTGCTAACTGGAGATCCGTCTGCTGTGAGATGGCGTCAGGATTTTGGAGCATCATCTTTGCCTTCGATGTCAGCGTCGACGGCACCTGCAGATTGGAGGTTCTCGCCAGGAGCCCCCGTGATGTCATACGGCCCTATGAGGTCATCCTTGGTGATGAGCTCATTGGTACGACCACGTCCCTTGAAGGCACGGCCTCTCACGTCGCCATGTGGATTCGGCAGACGGTTCTGTTGGGCTTTCGTGACGCGGATGATGATCTCTTGCAACTGCCCCGCAGTCTCGGGATCATGCAGAACTTCTCCGAGGATGTGGCCCGATCCGATGTCGCCATTCTCGAAGGTACGGCCACTGCTGAAGCCGCTAGCCTTCTGGGCTAGGTTTCGGAGGATCATTTCGAACGTGGTGTCCTCTGGGGTCTCCTTCTGGCTCAGAGGGCCAGCAGCCGGAAGTCCAACACTCACACGACGGATGGCAACGAGCTTCGAGAGGAGATCGCCTGCTGTACGAGGAGCCATGTCCTCGAAGAACTTGGGCGTGCTGAGAACCTTCTCCTTGAGCTGCCCGAGGAGGTGCGTTGCGAACGTATAGTCCTCATCTTCCACCGACATCTGGCGCTTGAGGCGTTGATGTCTGAAAGCCGCCTCCTTGTAGACGTCGTAGGCGCGTGCTCTAGAGCGCCACGAGTAGAGGATACTGAACTCATACAGGTAGTGGCTGATGCCGGCTTCCGACCACCCCTCTTCTTTGGGTTGCTGGAGTTGGAGTTGTTGGATGAGCTCCGGTTCCGCGGCAAGCTTCGACAGGTCTCTGGGGCCTTCGTGTGCTTGTTCCAAGTACATCTGGAAGATGCCATAGGCGAAAGAGGGCTCGAAGTCCAACTTCGCCCAGAAAGGCCGACCGTCCGGTTGCGTTGGGTACCCGTACTCGAAGCTCAGGTCGCAGAAGGCATTCTTGAGTTGCTGCGTCTCCTCCTTCGAGTTTTGGTAGGTTGTTGGGAGGAGGTCTGTCCTGTAATACCCGATGGGTAGACCTTCCGCCGTCTGCGGGATATGTTGTTGGGCTCGCTGGAGGAGGAGGGCCCTATACTGGAGGCGCGAGCCCGGGACCTCCAGGGTAGCTCGTTGAGCAGGGGCGTTCATGTCCCTATTATAACATGGTTCTTGATGGGATGTCAAGGGGAATTTTGTGGTCATTTAGGGGTCACTACTAACAGAGTCGGCTATTGTGGTCATTTAGGGGTCTAAACTTCCCGACCAAAATTTTTGGAAATGGTCCATTAGGAGGCAGGATTTTGGTTAGATTGGTAAGGGACCTGATCGCCTTTTTAACATCAAAACGAAACTGTCGATACGAAAAATCTATTGAACATTTGATACGTTTTGAAGGACTATTACTCTAGTAGGTCAATTGTGATCTACTTTTAATTAAGGAGATCTAAATGAATGATCAAGTGAAGAAAGAAGTCTTCGATCACATCAAGTTCATCAATCAATGTGGTACGAAGAGTGCAGCGATCAGAAAACTTGCTGCAGAAGGTAAGAGTCGTGGAGAGATCGCGAAGATGTTGGACATTCGTTACCAACATGTTCGTAACGTACTGATCACTCCAATCAAGAAACAAAAAGAAGTCAAGTAACAAGAAGATAG